AATAAGAGGTACATATCCGGCGGCGTTGCCTATCAGATCAGGATCATTCTTCCATCTAAGGGTTTCCTTTACCGAGAATACTTTGCCTGCCCGCTTGCGACAAAAAGGCCTCGATGTTTCTATTATTGAACCATGATAAATGAAATATTTAAACCCTACACCTTCAGCATAATGTTTATTAATAGCAGCATCGACATTATTAAATGTATCATAAGCATATTGGCGATAATATTTTTGTAATGAGCCTTCAATCTCATCAGAACCTTTGATCATATCCTCTATACCCGAAAGATATGACTGATAAGAATTATTGCCTGACACATTAGAAAGCACATAATTACGCATCTTATCGCGTACCTCCGGCATCTTACTAAGCCTGTCAAGATAGCTACCTTCGATAATCTTATTCTCTTTGATGCCTATCATCTGCTCAGCAAAGCCCAGATTACGTGTAAGAGATGCGATAGTTTTTTGTGCCACACCCGGAAAGACAGCATAATAATCAGCCGAATAAACACTCGATTTCATCATGTCTTTGCCATATTGAAGATTGACAGATGCAGCCACACTCTCAAACTTATTGAACTGTTTTTCGAGATGGTTGATGAGCGACATATTATGAGTATTATTCAATAACTTACCGTTCGCTGTTTCAAACTTGCCAAGATAATCTTTTATAAGCTGTGAGAGAAGAATATTAGACAGCCCGGTAACTTCTTTCTCAAGTGTCTTGAGCTTCGTATTGATAAAATTCTCCTTGCGGATCCATAAATCATTTATCTTTTTGAACAGATCATCTGGCATTGTATCGTTTATAATGCAAAATTATTAAATTTATTTATATTCAGGCAATTCAGTTGCTGTTTTTGTTGCATCTATCTGTTTGATATATTCATCAACATATTCATAAAGAATATCTATCTGTTTATTTTTCGGCATCTCAAAAAAATCAGAATGTTTGACAATAATATCATCATAGATAAAACCATAGCACGAATATAATACTATCTGCTGGCGTGGCACATTATTAGATGTAATAATAAATGTTATCTCATCATGTGATTTGCCTTCGAACGGGTCCAGATCAGTCATTACCTGGTGCTTGATAAAATCATCCGGGTTATCAGCCGTATCAATACGCATTATCTCAAGATCAATATTAGAGAGTACTTCAGATGGTGCCTGTGCATCAATAGCCATCTTGCGCTCAGCAATATAATCATCTTTTGATTTAAACCGGAAATCTTTGCTGAACGAATGAACAACAATAAGATTTTTATCACGATCTATTAATTTAGCTACCATATGCACGCCGAATTTATATAATGTTGAAAAGCGTACAGCCATAGGATATAAAGCATCATAGACATTATCAAGATCAATACGTTTCTCTGTCGCCGTTTCAGCTACCTCGGAACGTGTGAATATATCACTATTATAAACAACCTGTACACATTTTTGCGTCATATTTTCTATATATTCACTCTGAAACTTAGGCAGGTCGATAGGTGTTGATATATAACGTATCATATTTTCGAGCGATAACTGTTCTTCACCTGTTTTAGGCAAAGGTACAGCAATAATATCCTGCGCCGATCTGTGTATCATCAGTCCTGTGCCACCACAGACAGGACATTTTTCTTTCTGTCCATCCGGTAGTGTTACATATCCATCAAAACATTTGGGATTATCACATTTAGGCACCATAACAACTTTCTGCGGGAATGTATGTAATGCCATCGTAAGATCAAGCTCCGAATTAGCTTTTACTATCTTTTCAAGATAAGGCATAGCGCGATCCCAGGGAGAAATAAAAGTACGTCCTTTTGTTGCCGGGTCGCGGTTCCATCCAGTACGAAATGCGGGAACCATATCAAGATTATGCTCTTTGGGATATTCGATGCGTAATATTCTATCCTCAATACGCAAATATTCATATTCACCTATTATAGCTATCTCATCTTGCCTGATAGAACTCATTAAATTATCTTCCCATATTTCGGTATAAACAATAGTCTGATTTTTTAGGTAAACAATATATTTCTCGCCATCCTTAGATTCATCCTCCGGTTTTTCCTTATGTATCATCTTTATATTTTGCAGCACAGTAAGATATTCAAGAATATTATTATTAATCCCAAAATCAACTGCCATATGTGCAGATACCTCAAATGGTTTAGGCTGTAAAAATTCTTTTACATTATCATAATCATCCCATTCAAATACAACAAAAGTATTAGGATCGGTATCATTCAGCTCTATCCATCGCACCTCCATATATCTATCCCAGGAAGCATCACCCCAGAACTTCTTTAATACACTTTCAATCTCACTGATCCTTTTATCATCTTTCTTAGCCCCCTCATATTGTATCAGCTTAGTGATACCATTTGAGCGCGGCACTTTCTTCTCAACCGAAGCCACATTTTGTGCTATCGAAGGGACTATATGTTTTGTTATAGTCTTACGTTGAATGAATAATTCCTTTTCTTCACGCGGCGTGAACTGCTGCAATTCATCATCAAGCCCCTGCCCGGAAAAATAAATATAATATTTATCTGCCAGCTTCGTGACATGATCATAATCCCTGTGCCTTATCTTTTCTTTGATAAGACTAATCATGTAATCTTTTAAATCAGTTAATTCCATTGTTTATATTTATTAATTTTTCTACAATCAATATAATTTATCAAATATCGTTTCAAAATATTTACACAAAAAATAATCCATAGCGTCGGAAGTATGGCCCCATTTCTGATAACGCTGCTTACTAACAGGATCAGTAGTTTCCTCTTTCATCTTACGCCCCTCCTGATCTTCTTTAACAAACTCAAGATCCTGGATAAAATGTTTATTATTGCTATCTATCAATATCTCAATATTATGCTTACCCTCAAGCAGGGCATTAATAAAGTCCCGGCGCGGGATGACCGGCGGGTTTTTCTTAGGTACACGATCGGAATAATTATTAAGATATCCCTGTAATACACGCCGCACAATATCGTAATTATGGAAATTAGCCCGCGGATCACGCGCTTTACCTGAAGCATCACCATAATAATATAATCCATTCATGAGATATTTATCAAAATCACGCATAGCCTCTGTTGTTATTGCTTCCGTTGTATTCTTCGGTGATGCAAGACAATATTCCTTAAAACATCGTACCTGTGTTTTTAAATCAGGCGTCTCAGCTACCTGCCATAATAACAATGTCATATAAGGCACAACATTAAAATCATAAGTGATATGTACAGGCTTATTATCCATAACAGGCACCTCATCAACATGAACAAGACGGTTAAAAGAAGTATAAAACTCACCTCCGGTTGTTGAGAATGGATTGCCATAAACAAGACTTTTGCCACGCTCCCTGCTGTTATTATCCAGCATATTCTGAATATAATTCTCACCGATATTCTGAACATTATGATAGCTTGAAGCAATAACTACTTTGCGATTATTTATTATCTTCTCAAAAAAATCCGTGCGGCTATATATCTTATTTGTTATCTCGGCAGCATAATCGCTTAATCCGAACCATTCATTTATCCAGTCTACTTTTGCAGGCGAGGTGGTTATATATAAAGGATTATATTGTTCATGTGGCTGTCCTTTATCCTTTAATTTGCCATCTATAAGATAAATACCCTTTTGCCTGAGCCTGGTAAGTATAACCTCTTTTACATCTTCCTCACGGGTATCTTTAGTCTCATCAAGGATAGCCCAAGAAAATTCTTTTCCTTCATGTGACTTCGCATTCTCAAGTGAACCAATAAAAATAATAACACCATTAACGAATGAGACAATATTATAATATTTATCAAAATTATGATGCTTCGTATCAAAATGAGAAGGTGGCTCAATACCCACAACATACTGACCGCCAGGATTATTCTTTGTATATTCAGTCACTCCCATTGATTTCCAGCATTCACGAATACGGAACATTGTAGATGTATTAAGCTGATCATAAGTATTTGCCCCGATAAAACCAGTTACATGAGGAAATTTTTTTATAAATTGAAATGATTTGATGCCATTAAAATGCGATTTGCCGCCACCTTTACCTGAGAGAAATAATGTTATTGGTTGCACACTATTAAGAACCGCCATTTGCGGATCACTGACCTCATTTATTATCGCTGTTTCTTGCATTTATTATTATATCTGGCAATTCACTTAATTGTGGCAATTCAACCTCTCTCTTTTCTTTCTGACCAAGATATTGCTTACCAAGCCATACAAGCATACTACTATTACCTTTTATTGCAAGTTCATATTGTTTTTTACGAATTAGCTCAACCCCTTCGGATTTTTTTATAGCCGAATAAGCGGAAAAAGTCATATTATATTTTTTCTTGCAGGCCAGATAAAGAGTATCTGCTGCAATACCTAAGACACTTGCTATCCCTGTACCTTCACAATGAGCCCTTAAATATTCATCAACAATATCCCAATCTATTTTAGCTTTTGGCCGTCCTGTCATAATTAGTATTTTTGCAAAGATACAAAATAATTCCGTTTAATCAAAAAGAAAAACCCGCAGATTGTAACCTACGGGTCAGCTAATCTTTAGCCAGTAACTGCGGATTAACTTTGCGGCTTTTAGTTTCAGAACAATGTCAGAAACATCAAACTGGTAACCGCCTAATATTTTCTCTTTCTTTTTTGCAAACAGAAGACGAACAACGTTTCATATATTTATTACAAAAGAATACACTTGTAATCTTAATTTCTTTAAGCCCATAAATATTTGGCCTTATCTCAACCACTTCCTTATTATTAGGTGTGCAAAGAATACATGTTTTATTCTCTCTGCATTCATTAAATTGTTCTCTAAATGTCTTTATTTTTATCATTTAGAACTTTTTTTTTAAAGAGGCCATTCCTGGCAGAACAGCCCCTTAGTGAATTAACCAAACCTTAACCATATGAAAAAATCTACTACTAAATTAAACAATTAAGATAACTTCCGCAAATGTTTTACATAATATTCTTTAATATCCTTGCGATTTATCCTGAATTGTTTCTGTCCTTCTAATTCGACAAGTTTAATATACTTATCTGTCACCTCAACTA